ATTCGCTTAATCCACGGTTCCAGATACGGAAGGAATATAGCGCACCTCCAAAGGGTAATTCTGCTGGCAGATTAGAAACACTCGGCCTTGCACCAATATGTAAATCCGTATCTAAAATAGTTCTCAGGACTCCTGCCCTGTTTGTCCCGTTCGTGCCATCAGAAACACCATTTACATATAATCGAGCACCACCATCTTCTCCGGGCACGTCGCTACTAACCCACCGCCCAACGATATGATACACATTACCGTCTACCATTGCCGTTGTATTGCTCACCGTCGAATAGTTTGCAGGATCTGTGTAAATCAAAAATCCAGGATCGCCGCTTGATTCTAAGTTAAGGAAAAACCGATTATGGTTATCCGATTCTCCATCCTCAGCAACCATCTGATCACCAGGAGTGTCTCTATAAAGAAGCCATGTTTCTACGTTAATGCCACCACGACCACCGAGAGTCGGCGCATCATCTAATCGTACCGATGCACCATGATCGGCCCAGTTCGCAGCGAAATCCAATCCATAGCCACCGAGAGAAGTGGTATAAACAGGAGCACTTACATCTTCAATAAGGATCTGACCGAGACCTTGTGGCCCAACATCATCCACCACCGGAGCAAACTCACTACCATCTGCACCATTAAATGCAAAAGAATGTAAAAGTCCCTGCACCAGTGGATGAGATCGATTAAGTTGTGTTCCGAGTGGTGGCTTGTTGAGCATTGTCCAGCCTACGGACTGACCGGATACAAGTTCGTAGGGTTGGCGGGGAATAATTCCCCTGTCACTAAGTACGCAAAACGTAACGTAGGGTTTATGGAGGCCGGATCGTTAGACCACGCAATCGAAGATTCTTCGATCACTCCCTCGGCGGTTTCACCAACTGCGCTCACACCGACGTAATAATATCCACGCGACAAAGACGAAAGATCAACAGTCCCTTCCGGCAGTGCCACCGATGCAATAAATATCGCATCGTCAATTCCCGGCGAAAGCGCATAATAAATATTATACGTAATCGTATCTGTTGGCAGTATAGGCGTACCGTTAATATCGGTCACGACCTCCTGCCACTGAATGATCTGCGGGATCATCCCGCTATAAACTATGTCCACGTCTACCGGTTGTGCACATGCAGCGAAGGCTACCAGTGCAAATAGAATCCCTATTAAAAACTTCTTCATATCTATCTCCTTTAAAACTCGAAATTCACGCCGCTACTTTCATCAACGGCATCATTCACTACTGATAAAACCGAGACAACTCGACAATGTTTATCGATATCGAAACTGGCCTGATCGCTCGGCCAATTGGTATTATCATCCGACTCTTCAAGAAACAATTCAAAAACACCATCTGCCGCTGCCAAGTCATGAATGATTTCAAGATACCCTTTGATACCCCAGTACACATTTGTTGTATTATCAACAACCGTGCCTTCTACTTCTCCGGCATCAGCAATTGTTTCACCCGCACCGAATCCTAAATCTTCGGTAATGGTAGTGAAGTATGTTAATACACCGCTTACCAGTTTCCATGGAGTCATCCGAATAACAATCCGTGCCGCATCATCATATGTCATTGTCTGGCCGGTAGAATTACGACCCCTCAACCGCCAATATTTTGCCAACATTTTCATTCAACCTCCGGCTTCGATATTTTAATACCGAACAATGGTGCAACCACACCTATGATCGTCATCACCATCATCAACCAATCAGGAGTCACTTCAGTAACCCCCAATACCACCCCTGCAAGAACCGACACTGCACCACTAAGCCCGAGTCCCCACGCTTTCACTTGTCTTGCTGTCATTTCCTTCTCCTTAAAAAAATAAAGCCAGCTTCACGAATAAATGTGAGGCTGGCTTGGAATCAACAAGTAATTTTTCGAATCGATATATAGTTGGCGCGCGCGGTGCGTGCTGCATCCTCACGGCTTCCTTTGTGGCCGACAAAAACAATCCGGCATACCGAGGGAGCGCAGCGCGTTCCAATTCCGGTAGGTCGTTTTGTTCCGTGGTTACTGTCGGTTCGTGTATAACGCCGCTCATGTTTTTATAAACGCTCCTATACTTCCTCTCTCATCATACGCCGTGGTAAACAATTTTGCAAAGCCCATCTCAATTATTTCTTCCTCTGTGAAAAAACACTTGTGTTCCTCGAGAGGATTCCCGGCCACCGCTCCTTGCTCATACCAGAACAACGGCGTTGAAATAATAACCGGCGCCGGAAGCCATTCCAGTATTACGCGCGCATCTGATTTATGGAAATGCTCAATCACGTCCATGAATAACGTAAGGTCGCAATGTACATCAATGTGTCCGTCAATAAAGTCTTCGATAGACATATGGATAGCTGAGTAGTAATTGTTCAGCACGTGCATTGAAGTCAAATATTTCAAGCACCCGTCCACGCCGATCATTTCGAACCCTGGATCAATTGATTTTAACAGTTGCCCATACGCGCCCGACCCGCAGCCCAAATCTAAAATGACCGTGGCTTCTAAGTTTTCCGCAATGTATGCACACACAAAATCTCTGACTTTCGCACACGAAACGCCGACAGTGTAAACATACATTTGCTCGTTGCCGTCGTCCTTCTCTACGCTCTCGCCAATGGTGCGCACTGCATCCGGCGATTGCCCGACGATCCCTTCGGCTGGAATAACAATTGATTTCGGATCTGGTTGTACTGTCATACCATTATCATCTTTTCGTGGCCGACTCGGACTCCGGGGTGAAGGTAAATCTTGTATCCGTATTCCTCGCGCACGCGCAAGCACCATCCAATATCCTCTGAGGGAAAAGTCATTACCTTATTTACGGTTTGCGTCATAGGCCGGAACCACGGATACGACATCGATTCAAATACACCCTCTTTAACGCAAACAAAACCGAAACCTGTGAAGTCGATTTCGATTAAACCCTGCTCGTCTACTTCCATTTCTGTAATGGTGTCCATCCACAAGAACTCGGCTTTCCCCGGCTCACGGATATAGCCGACGTTTGATTGTGCGCGCCGGACGATTTCGCCGTTTTCGTTTTTACCGGCTTTCAATCCGATTGCAGTACTGCCGCAGATTATATCCACGTCCTTCTCTACTAACATGCGGACTTGTCTCGGTCGCCACACTTGATCGCCGTCGATCCAAAACAAATAGTCGTAGCCGCCCAACTTAGAAAACGGGATAGCTTTGTCTGTATTGTTTTCTTCCGTGTCGTCCCTCAGTATCAGGTTCCTCATGAGGTAGACGTTCGACGACCACATTCGTTTGAGATAGACTTCAACGCCGCTGCGCTCCAAGAATATCAACGTGTCAGTCCACGCTTGCAAAAAATTACCCGAGTACTCCCTCCCGGGAATACAAAAAATTATTCTCATACCATTTCCTCCTATGAGATTAAAAATTAAGCCTGTGCGATTGTAAGAATGCCGGATGCGTCCCACGTAATGGTGAAATCGCCACCGGAACTTGCCTTGTCCGCTGCAAAGTCAATACAGGCTATCAAGTCGTTCGCGGCCAACGTACTGTCGTATAGAACCGCATAGTACGCCGTGATAGAACTCGTTTCCCATGTAATGTTCGGACCGTCGAGCGCAGCAAGATCGTTCGCATCGTCCTGCGTCACTGTTGCCGGTGTCAGCTGTTCGCCACCCGCAGTATACGCCGTCCCTGAAACCTCGTTGCCTGAAACTTGAGACCACTGCGTATGATCTGCGTCAGGTGAGTACGCGCTCGACACCAAAGCCACACGAATGTCGTCGGCTTCCCAATCGATAATTTTATTCGCGAGGTTTGCGAAGAACTTATTATAAATTACGCTTGCCATATTTTTCTCCTCTTAGAGATCTGCCAGTGTACCATAACGTGGTGCACGTTCCAATATCATCGAACAAGTAGTCCGATTATGAATGTTAGGATAGGAACGACAATCAACGCAACGTCCTGCCAGGAATGTTTCCTTTGCAGTTCAACGAATGCGTCCTCCCATCCTTGCGCACGCACTTCAAGCCCCGCGATTTCTACCAGCAATATCTTGCCGGCTTCTGCGACCGCCTCTTCTGCTGTGCGAACAATTTCCTCATCCGCTATTTCCACTATCGTCGAAAGGTAATTCACTACTCGCGCTTTCGAGCATGGATCGCACACGATCAGCGAATCGATTTCTTCCGGCGTCAATAGCTCCCCGAATATCGCCGTCGGTATCGACAGTATGAACAATATCAACAGCGTCCATTTGATTAAGCTCTTCAAGCCGTACACTCATGGCCTCCTTTACCGCGGACTCAAGTTCTTCCGCAACGCCTTCGTGGGTGCGCTTCCCTTGCTTTTTTACAGACAGGTAAACGTACACTGCGGCAAGCAACGCCAAGAGGCCGAACACTGGCAACAGTTTCCAAAACGTTTTCCCTTTGCTCATTTCCGGATCTCGCTAATATACTTTAACGCTTCTCGGCCAAAGATTACTACCAGCGCGATTACCATCCACGCCCAACTCTCAAGCGTGCCGCGCATCATGAGCCATGTCGCTACAACAAAGATGAGCATTTTCACGCCGACGATTTTCGACACCAGCCCTAACATCCGTTTCGGAATCCCTTGCAGGATTTCCTTATAACTCATCACGTGCCATTTCGGTTCCGGTTCCATAATTATTCCTCCAACAACGAAATATTTCGCATCGTGGTTTGAAAGCGTAACCACTTTCCCCTGTTCGCCACAAACCACTTCGGACAATCCTTCCCCGTTACATCGTAATGCCGAAACGTGTCGTCCACTCCCAATGTAAACATGCGCAGCAATTCCCATCCCAACAGTGCAGCCGACCGAAACGTTTCCGGTGTGAACCTTCCCGTCCAGTCGGGGTGACACATTTCAATTCCTATTGTGCAGTTGTTTGGCGAACTGTTTTCCGAAGTATACCTACCGAAACGCCTTTGCGCTTCTCCCGTATATGTTTTCGCTCCGCAGTGATACGCGACTTCTTCCCACGGTATAAGCTGCAACACTTCCCCGCCCAAACCAATTACCGCATGGGCAGATGCGTACCGATCGGGCTTGTCGTCTGTATCGTCCTGCTCGTCGAGTAATTCAAAGTACCGAGCGTTGGCATCATGCGTGGTGCCGGGATTCGCTACCCAGTGAAACACGATACCTAATGTATCTGTGCGCTTGCGCCCCGGCCGGGAAAAAGGATTAATCGGTATGATTCGTTTTTCTATTTCCATCACCTGTTCCTATTTTGCGTTCCAGCAGTGCATCTATCCTACCCAGGCCTCCACCGATTCTAACCGATCCCGGTAGCAACGTACCAGACGCGGTAAGAGTAGGAGTGTGGCGCACTGTCGACCCCGTAAGTTTTGTGGCTTGCTTTTGCCGATGCAGATTGAACGCCGTGAGCACAGTACCGCTCAATGTAACGGTTGCGCTTTCCCTCACTTCTCCCGCACCAGCACCAGACGCAGTGAACTCAACAGTCGCATGCACTTCTACACTTGACGCCGGAGCTTTGAAATACACATTGCCTTTCGCTCCCGCTGCCAATTGGAACACGTGCTCCGAACGGTAATGGCTACCTTCGTGCGTTTCGTAATGCAGCGTGTCTATTGTCACCAAGTACTGCGTTACCTCATCGTACCCCAAATCATAAATCGATTTTATCTGCTCTCCCATCGTGCGCCTCCTATGGCGCGAGATCTAATATGTACTCATTAACCAGTTTTAGAATCCACAGCATGAGCGAAAACGATATTCCGGTTACGGTAATGAACACACCGAAGAACCAGAAAAATAATTTCACAAGCAATTCCATCCGGTGAGTCAGTCCATTATTCACAGTCTCGCGCAGTTTCATTACCGCGTCCGTCTGTTCTCCAATTCTCTCGTCGGTAGTATCCAATCGCTTATTAACTTCCGCACGGTGTTCTTTTATCTGCGTATCAACCTTGTCGAAGTTGCCTTTGCAGAACTCAAGGTAGGTAGGACTCAACTGTATGCCACTCCCTGCGCGCTCAGTGCTTTGTTTTTGTGCTGTGGACTTTGCCATAATTATTCCTTGTAGAAAACTCCAACCAAACCGCGATTGAACGCAGTCGACGTCCAATTATAATTCGCATCCCAAATATTATAATACGCAACGACAGAAGTCCCGGACGCCCTGACCTTCCCCTCTCCTGACCAAAGATCGGAAAGCTCGTACATCCAAGAGTTTCCGTCATCGATCGAAATTACAACCGTCGCGTATATGATGTCTGCCGCATCGATTCCTACGTCAACTGTAATTGTTCCGGTAGCATATGATCCAGGTACGGGGTGAAGATTGAGCGCGCCGATTTCTACGACTTTCGTTTTTATCCCACCCTGCCGTGTGTAGACAGTATTCAAATTGGCTTGGAGTTTGTTTACCGCTTGCGCTTCCATCGAGCCTCCAGCGACAACCTCGGATACAGTGCTGAATCCAGAAACCGATTTCTTTTCCCAAACAATAACGCCTACCCGGGTGCCAGCTGCATTGAAATCCGTTCCGTCGAATACTCCTACAGCTGTTCTTTCAAGAATAATATTGTCGGCATCACAGTACCCGCTCAGTTCGCCATTGTACCCACCAAAATATCGGACAGTCCCGCCGTCATTGAGAATCGAAATATCAACGGCACCTATTTCTATGAGCGTTGCGCTGTGCGGTATAGACTTCGAAGCGTCTGCGTCCATATCCCATCCGCTAATTTCTATCAGTCGCGGTTCGAGATTGTACGTCCCGCCTTGCCCTTGCATAAACTCCAATGCCGACGTGCCGCTGCGAAGCGTATTGAAATACGAAGCCCTTGTAATGGTTCCCGTTTGTACTGTGCTCGGAATCCCTTGAACTGTTTTCATCAACACGCCGCCAGCCGGTATCCTCACGCTGGAAGTACTCGTGTAATCGTTCCAGAAACCGTATGCATCGTTTTCAATCATAAACCGACCGAAAGAATCTGCGGTACGGATTAGATTGATCCTTGCTGGCATATATGTTTTGAAAGCCGGTTCGTCACTCCAACTACCAGCACCGTTCAAAACAGAATGCATAAGGCCGACTGTACCGGCGTCATTAACCATGAAACCAAACGTGCGCACAGTACCAGAAAAACTCGGCAACGTGCCGACGGAGTTCGTGCAACTCATGTATCTATATGTAGCATCCTGCACGTTCCAATACCCAGGCTTTATTTCGTACACCGACCTGTCAGATAAATGATCGGTGAGTAATTCTGAGATATTGTTTTGAATAAGGCCAACGCTTGAGACTGTAGTATCGCCACCCGTTATGACAGAAGTAAAATCCAGCGCCATTACCACCACCTCGATTTGTGCACAGGACTTCCGTCAAGAGGATCAATAACGCCGTCGTCGTCCGTCCAAAATCCCCATGTTTCCAGCGCGTATTTTTTTTGATCTGCAGTCCAAGAATTATCCCACACCGTCACTACACCGCCGCCAAGGTAGGAAGGAAACGTTACCGCATCACTTGTCCATTTCCCGACAACAGCACCTATGCCTTTCAAGTCGTCAGCGCGCACGGTAATTTTATTCGTGTTGTAATCTTTCGCGAGATCGTTAATCTCCATTACTCGAGAGTCCAGCCACGGAATATTCTCGGAATCGTCTGATCGTTTAAACGACAATCGGAACCGGTCGCCAATGTTATGTGCAGCGAGTTCCAACTTGTGAATGAACTCTACGTTTGCAGTCGGACTTTCGTATATCAGATTCATACGCGACAGCCACAAGTCCACGCCTGCTGAATTTGTCAATAACGTTTGCACGCTGCGGCTTCGCCCTATGCCATATACCCGCTCCGTCTTCGTCGTGCTTCGTTGCGAGTATCGATATGCACTTGAATACCAATCCTTTTGCCAGCCGCACCGTACGGTTTTCCGAATCGGGTCGAGGTCCGATCTAATGTATACGTCCTTGATATTCAAGTCGCTGACTTCTGTTAGGTCGTCGCCAAATGTCGGTTCCCAAATTGTGACTGAATGCAGCCCGTTATTATTCACAAAGAACGTACCCATGCAGGATTTCATCACAAGGCCGATTTCCGTAAGTGCCGGCGAAAAGTCGTTTATCACTTCGCCGACTTCGTACAGTGAAGCCGCGGCCAACGCCGTGCTGCGCGCGGTCATATCCCATTCCCATTCTACTACTCCGACCAACGCCGCTATTTCCCGCGTCACGTCAATCGGATTATTCACGCAAATTGTTCCGCTCATGTACCCTTGCATGTCTGCAGTCACAGTATCGCCGGGTGTAAATGTAGCAGTGGCAAGCGTGAACGTTGCGTCAGTAAGATTGTCGTTGGAGTGAGGGACAAAGATTCCGTTCACATATACTTTGCTCACAGAACCGATAGGGTGCACTTCCGTATCCGCAAGCTTGAACGTATAGCTGGAAGTCGAAGTCTGCGAATCCAAGCACGTTGCCGGGACTGCTTTCAATTCGCCCCACGTTAAAGGAATCCCGCGCCCCACGTCAACGCTTGAGATATTCGGATAATCGGACAAAAGGAACGTGTTGATAGGCAGCATGGTTTTCAACCGCTACTTTGAATCCTGGAACCGGAAGCGGATCGTTGACATCCGCATTTCCTTACCTTGGATTATTCCTTCAAACTGTTTGGCATATTCGGAGTACGCCAAATCGTCGCCGCCCAACTTGATAGTGACCTTCTTGTTTTCCCACGCCCACGAATTGTATCGGTTATCAAACCATCCGTCGTTTTGCAGCTCGACCGAGCCGCCGCTCACGATTGAAATTCCCCAGAACATATCCGACTTCTGTTGCCGGATCACCGGAATACTTTTTACTGTCGGTTCATAATAGTTCTCGTTGAATACAAGCGAATCCGTTGAGTGATAGATTCGGTAATGCCCTACGACTGTTTTGCCGTAAATGGTTCCGCTTGTCGGATACACATACAACCATCCGTTTTCATACACCCACATTCCCGGCCCAATTGAACTAGGAGGGATTGCCGTTCCTTTTTCCTCATCAACGATGCTTTGAATTACGGTTTGGCTGAGCGCCGTATTGCAAATCTGCACTTCGTCGATTAAGCCTGTGAAATTATATGCCGCAGCGGCAGCCGCACCTATCCTTGCAATATCGAAAGTGTAAGACGATGAAGCCTTGGCTGCGGTGTCGATTTGTAGAACGCCGTTTATATAAAGCCGAACCGTTGTTCCGTCGTACGTTCCCGCAATGTGCACCCACTGATTCGTTGGGCACGTGTCATCGGCTTCTGCTATAAACGCACCGCCGTCTACAAGATACATAGCAGGCTTACCGCTGGCTTGGAACAGAAGTGTTGCGCCTCCGCTTGACGCTGTTTCCTCTGTTTCGCATATGATTTCATAGGCACTGCGCGCCGATGTGATGTACACCCACGCAGCAATCGTAACCGCTGTCAACGTTTCGCCGGATGCGACAACCGAAATATGATCTCCGGAATCACCCGAGTCATAGCACCGATTGATTTTGCCAGCAGCATACGCCACGTCGCCGTTTTCTACTCCGTCATATCCGTTGCCCGAATCATCGTCCGCGGTGTCTTCAAACCGGTACAGTGCAACCAAAGAAGCGGCACCGGGGCCGCGATCGTTTAATAATGCATAGCCGTCTTCTTCAACGCTCAGCACGTGCACAGTTCCGATATTTGTTTTGTAGTAGGAACCTTCAACCGTCCAGTCTTCAAGCAATTCTGACGGCTCGATCTCCACCAGTGATATTTTTTTGCTGCTTGGCTTTGTGAGTAATTCGGAGAAGGTTGTCGTACTCACTTTTGTTCTCGCAATTTCAAATCACTGATGCGGAACATTGGAGTATTGCGTATCCGCACCCACCGAAACGACTCAACGAAATAAACATACTTCGTACTCGCTCCGAGGTTGTGGTCGAACGACACATAGAACGGTTGGTGTACGCCGACTTTATCAAACATTGCTTCGTACCCGTCCAACGTTGTCGGGTTGTAATACTCACTCACGATCTGTGGGCGTACAGTCCATTCTTTTATCGAGTTTTTTTTGTCGAAGTACGTGGTACCGGCGCGTGATATAAAATGCTCCGTCCGCTGTCGGTCGTAATGTGCTGAGTAGCTTATCGTATTCGATTGCCGGAACTCAGGTTCGAAATAATCCCCGGCCCACACGCGCCCTACCTCTCCATAACTCTGCGTCCGGTTGTAATAATGCAACACAAAGGCACGCACGCTGACCGATGCAAGCTCCAATGCAATGCGTGTTGACGTTTGATTGTAGGTGATCGTATTGCTATACACGGCATTGTCGGAACTGCTCGTCGGGTATACGTCAAAATTATCCATGTCGCTCGACTGCGCAACGGCGCGCAGCACGACAACGGTTCCGCTTTGGAAATTAGTTCCGTCGATAATGAAAGTCGTTACCGACGAAGTAGAACTCAAGTCTACGAAAAGGCTGTGGCACATTCCTTGCACTGTTGCGCCCGTATAATCCGACGAGCCTGTGTATGTCGTTTTCGGTTCGAAGCCAAGCAGTACGTTGATAAAACTATCCGACGAATACGACCATGACAGTTGGAACGTTCCCGACGCTCTGCCGATTGTGAACTTCTGCGTGGTGTCGCTGTACGAGCACACATGGTTAGTAGCAGTCCCTTCGACATCGAGCGCGGTTTCAATTACACTTGCCAATCCCGATCCGGTATACGTGCCGGAAGCAATCGCTGCGGTGTATTCGGCGCCGTCCTCAAAGACCAAAGTGTTATTGTGCGCGTGCACGGTAAATCCCTTAGACGTTCGCCACACCTTACCGAGAATATCGTCCTGCACGTTTATTGCCGGAAGCGTTTCCACTTGATCGCTGTAGAAATATATGCCGCCAGCGTCAACAAGATTTTCGTATGCAAAATGTAACATGCTCATAAGTCTGACCTCGTTGCTTGCGGATCAAGTGCTAACGTGCCGTCCGCTGCCGATTGCTCGACAAACTCAACAACGACTTCCCCTACTTTTCTGTAGTCAAGAATTACCGGAGCAACAACAGGTTCGTATACCGCTGCCGCGGAAGGATCACTTGCCGATGCGTCTCCTGGCATACTGCCGTACACGAGTGGAACTAAATTACTATCCACATCACTTACCGCAGTGCCGTACTTGTCTATGATTTCTCCAAGCTCCGAACCATACCACCGCTGAACATCATCGACAGGAATACCCGCACTAAGGTATTCTGCTTTTTTCTCATCCAGCAACATCGTGTAATATGCCTCGGGGTCTGATGCTCGTAAGAAATCGCGCGCCGTTTTTTTCTGCAACTCTTCCGCTGCGATGTCGGCGTCGGATTTTTCCGGAGTTTGTCGCCCCGGGCCTGACCCCGGTACATAACCAAACTCGGCATAGACTAAATCTTTCTGCTCAAACCACCATTTTTTCAACATGTCCTGGTCAAGCTTGTTTGATAGTTTGAGAGTCAGATATTCCCGTTCGAGATTGTCTAACGCTCTCCCCATAGGTGATAGCTGGTAATCATATGCGAACTGCTCCGCGACCGACCGGGGTGGAAGTTTTAATCCCTCACCCGTCCCGTTCTCGTTATTTTCCTTTTCCATTCTTTCTGCTGCTATCTTTTGTTTCTCGGTCATGTACGCATTTGCCAACGCGACAAGTCCCGACGCAACGATCAATCCGATACCGAGAATCGGATTCGTACCGATAACCATAAGGCCAGCTTGAAGAAGTAATTGCGGCAACGCATCTGCAACAGCGCGCAGCACAGATTTGAGCCCTGCTCGAAACGTGTCACTCGCATCGCCGCCCCTCGCCAACGCGATTCCTATTTGTTCAAACGCAGGGATAATTGAATTAACCAACACGTCGACAAGTTCGTCTTTCATCGCCTGTGCGGCTTGCGCGGCGTAGGTCATTTCGTCGTTGGCCCACTTCTCAGTCAGCTTAGTTTTTTCAGTCGATACCCACTCCTGCACGTCGACCAAATCCACACCAGCGTTTACGAATGCAACGCCGCGCGCGTACAAATCATCCAGTTCAAGGTTGTGCGCATCGTTGCGAAGCGTTGTCAAATCTTCGGAAACTATCCCGTCTTTCCTAAACTGCTCCTCCAATGTCGCCCTGTGTTCAGTATCCCATTCTTTGAGATTCGCAAGTCTGGTTGTCAGCGTTGTATTATCTTCGGTCCGAGATACTTGGCCAAAGTTCATCACGTCTGCCTTCATGTTGTCGTATCGCGTTTGCCATTCGTCGCCGCCGCCGATTGTAAGGTCGCCATCCATTTCTTTGGCCAGACGCTCGTACTCATCTAACAGAAGCCCGTTGTAAAACTTCGTAACCACAAGCTTGTCAGCACCCAATTTGTCGGCTTCAATTAAGTCGTCGGCGTACTGACGCCTTATATCCGCAATGCGACTATCGTTTTCGGTATCGAGGTCAAGAGTGAATTGCTTTTCAAACACCAACAAATCTTCTAACGCTTTCTCGCCGTCTGCAACCTTTTGATCTGCTACCCGTTTGTTTTCTGCTTTCAGCAATAAGGCATAATACGCATGTATCTGCACAGTATCCGCGCCAAGCTTGCGCGCGCGTTCCAAGTCCTCTGCGTAATCTGCCTTGATTGACTGCAATCGTGTTTCCTGCTCCCGGCGCAACAGCATAGTGAACTCTTTTTCAAACGCTTTCCGAGTCGTGCGCTTTTCGTTTTCCGCTTCCAGTTGCTTCGCTATTGCCTCCCAATACGCTTCCGCTTCCTTCGACATTTTGTCGAGTGCTTTCCTATGATCCTCGTCCTTCTTTTTACTGCGCTCCTTGGCAATGGCTTCCAGTTCTTCTTCTGTTGCGCCTAACGCTTCCAGCCGTGCAATGAGATCCTGGATAGTGTTGTCGGTTATTTCGTATGGCTCGTCGATTTGATCTACCGGTATCGCAAGCAAGGTACGTATCGCTTCCTTCAACACGTCCTTCTTGGAAGCAATACTGTCGAAACTTTCGCCTATTGCGGTAGCAAGATTTTCTTCTTCCTCAATCTCTGCTTCTTGCGCGGTAATGGTTTCGTATATACTGTCCCGCCATTCCTTCCATGATTTTACTGACAAATCAACGCCGTCGCTATTGTCGCCCGACGCATCAGTATTCGCATCGAGTGCGACCGTGCTGTCTTCCAGGCCAGCTATCGTATCGTCAATCATGTCTACGACTTCTGAGTACCGGCCGATTTTAGCTGCCAGCACAGGGAGGGATCGTTTGTGCCTGTCGATTTCTTCCTGCGTCATTTGCACCACGCGCCCTTGCGCATCCGTGTACGTTGCAAGTCCCTGCGCTGCGCGTTGCGCGAATTCAAGATCCTCAATCCAGTAGTTCATCTCTTCCACACGTTGAGCGCGCAGCAATGCCAGCCGGTCTTTCATCACATCATTCTGACCTTCGTATGCCGTCGTGATGTCGACTATACGTGTTTTGGTAGCAAGCATGACTTCGGCGTTCTTCGTCGCAAGTTCAAGGTTTTCCTTTTCGGTTTTCTTGTACTTCACATACCTTGCGATAAATACAGTTATCGCCGCAGTGGCCGCAACGATAGCAAGGATAGGATTCCCGACCGTCAATAGTTTAAGAGCAAGCTGTACTGCCTTAATCGCTTTCGCAACCTTGTCGGCAACGAGCAACGCCGCGAATCCTGCAGCCAGCGGAATCAACACGTCCTTCAACGCTCCAATTTGTTGTATCAAGTTCTTTGCCGCGTCGAATGCGTTTTTAAAAAAATCAGCTATCTTCTCGCCGTTCTGATCCAGCCAATGCCTCAGCTGCGCCATAATATCTTTAATCGCCGGCATCAGTCGGTTTCCGATCTCAATACTCACAGCGGAAAACGTTGCCTTCAACCGATCCCACGTCTTCATAAACGTGACGGACATTTTGTTGTATGCGTCGGCAGCGGGTGTGCCTTCGTTCATTAACTCGTTGACTTCTGTAAACTGCTCGGCGAATCCGTTCGCGCCGATCATGATACCTTGCAGCGCGCGAACGTTCGGAAACAATCTGGTCAAAACGTCAGGAGGCAACCCCTCGAATTGTTCCATCACAGCGTTGAGGCCTATCCCCTTGATCGCTGCCGCGTCCAACTGTATCCCTAACTCCTTTGCAAGCCTCGTGGAGTCCTCAGTGGGCTTGAGCATCGATACAAGCGCAGCACGTATAAATGTCATCGAGCGGTCGGTGCTGATACCGCTCTTGGTCATTTGCGCAATCCACGTCGACAAGTCCTCGAAACTCAATCCGGCATTCGCCGCCAACGTTGCAACGGTACCGATACTCGGTGCCAATTGCGTCATTGTCGTCTTGCCTTCTTTGACAGTGGTAAAAAAGAAATCGGACACCCGGGCGGCGTCCGTTGCTTCAAGCTTATATGCATTAAGGACCGTGGTAACCGCGTCGGTCGCAACCGCGGCGTCAACCAATCCTGCTGTTGCAAGTTTTGCGGATTCTTCCAACACACCAAGCGCGCCTTCCGCATCGATGCCCGCCGACAGTATGTCGTACAGCGATCGGGTAAGAGCAGTGGTGCTCTCGCCATATTGCTTTGACATGCTGATAAGTGCTTTCTCGTATTTCGCCATGAGTGGTAGCGTGTCTTTATCAAGCATGGTCGAGACTTCGGCCAGCTGCTTCTGGTACTTTGCAGCGTCGGCCGTCCCTTTGACCATCGCCACGCCGATTGCCAGTACTGCGCGCTTCGCAAACTTCCCAATCGTTTTCCACGCTTTGTCGGAAAACTTTGAAAACCTACTCGTCGCTATCTGCGCGCCCGTTATAGCAGAATCGAATTGAGTCTTATCGAGAAGGAGCATCGCAACTAATTCGCCTACTTTGAGAGCCATCCGTAATCCTCTAATTTACCGAGCAAGGTATCCTCGGCGTTCGTGCTACCGGCATTGATCTTCTGCCACTTCATGCCGAGCTTTTTCGAGACTGCTGCTTCTAATCGCTGTATGTGAATATGTGGTGTAGGGTGCTTTTCCCATAGTGCTAATAGTTCCGATACTTGACGCCACGAAAGTTCCTCCCGAATACCTTCAACAGTGTAGCCGGGATACGCGCACATCATAAGATGATACGCATGCATTTCTTCTAACTTAGGTGAAGCACTTCCTGTTGGAATATCTCCGTCAGTCCGGATTTGAAAAAAGGGAGCAGCCACCCGAGTGAGTTCAACTCCGCTATCGCTGTCAATACCTCTATCAGTTCACGGATGGTAATGTTGTCGCGCAACCACTCCGCATTTATCTCGGCATAACTTTCGTTCCGGTATTCAAACGTGTAATTCCAAATGGTCGCAAGCTCATTGAAAACCAAGTCGCCATACTTACTCAGCAGCGTCGTGATCTCCATCTCTTTGATGTCCTGCGCTCCGCTCTCCGTCTTCACTTTGTCCACTACCGCTACGAGTTTCATTGCCCAATTCTGTGCTCTGCCTATCGCCATTTCGTTCAGGACGAACTTCCGCCGACCGATCTCGATACTCATTGCAGATGCGCTCAATTTCTGAATAATCTCGCTTCCTGAATCCTTTGCCATGTTTTTTTACTACCTCTTCAAAGTCTAATTTTGGGAACTCAGTTATAATGCCGTCGCTGCAATCGTACATCTGCGGCTTGTCGAGTTTGTAAATACTAAGCAGTGCAACCTTATACTCAATCTGTTCCTCTGTAGTTTTTATGCCGTTGTCAGACACGTGGATCGTTCGCCCTATGTCACCGAGGGCAGGAGATTCTTTGTGCGTCCACTCCCCGTCGACCATAGAGTGTGATGCGCAGCGGTAAACGTCGTTTGTAAAACCAAAGTCCAGCCCGACTGTAAACAACGGCCCATAGCCAAGATGGTGTGCTACCTGTACAGCGTTATTCGCAACACAGCCCGCGTTGAGCACTGAGGTACGCACGTAAGGAAACATAATAGGAGTCCAGTGTTCGAAGAACTCGTTTCCGTATAGTTGATCCTTAACTTCCACGACAGCGTTGACCATGGTCTTTTTGAATTGTCGATCGATAAAGTCGTCCTTAAAAGCCATTGCCGCGTCCATCTTCTGATCCGGTTCGGCTGCAATGCGCACGAACTCCTGAAAATCAGGGTCCATTTCCTGTACTGTGCTATCCCAACCTTCCCGAATCTTATCCTCCACCAGCTGCAAATCAACCTGTGATAAATGCATCATCGTGAAGTAAAGCTTTTCCCCGATCCAATTGTTAACGACTTTCTCGCTGATCCCTGGATGAGTAACGAGCGTTGAACCTGTCCAATCAAATCCTGCCAGCCACGAATCCCAAAGACCAGGATGCGCATCATACGCGCACACATATTCAGGCTTGTGTCCGTGGTATGCGCACGTTTGGGCCATGCTCTCTGACGTGAAAATCGGCCCGTCCCAATCTTTCAGGAACGGAGCCGCTTTGTCGAATGAAGGACCGGCACCCACGATGACTGCCGGTCCTTTCTTGGTATCCTTATTATACGACAGGGAATAATGCTTCTTGCCTTCGACAAGAAACTCCCTACGGAATGTGCTGAAATTGCAGCACGAGTTCCACACCCACCTCGGTAGCCAAGCTTTGAGGACTCCGGTATTACGTTCACGATGCGTTTGAGTGAGGTACTCGCCATTCATTTCTTACGACTCCTTTGACCAGTCGAATAATTGTTTTCCTGTCGCTCGATCCATTTTGCCAAGAAGGGTGAAAGTCATTGCCGTGCCACCGAAGGCGTCAGCCATGCTTATTGCAATGTCACTCGCGCCCGTTTTGCGCGCTCTGTGTGCGTAGAACTGTAAAGCTTTTCCGCTTTGCAGCCGGTGAACAAGTCGAAGCGGCATTTCAAGGTCTTCCAACCCGCCGCCCGAATACGAAATGTCCACTGTTGCGCTCTGGTTATAGTGCACGAAAACCGTCGCGCCGTCGGTAATAGATCCACCGCTGATCCGTGCAACGTTCCCCGTTGAGGATGTGGCAGTGAAGTCCGTTCCCTGAACATACGAAGTCGCGTAATCCGAACTCAATACCTCGATGGTACCGGCAACGAATCCCGCCCTGTCCAGCGTTATCGCAGCGACCCCGTCAAGTGTTACTTCTTCAAGGAACCGCATGGTAGTGGATCCCGTCGACGTATAGTTCGCGGTCTTTATTGTGTCCGCGTCGTCATAGGCATTCGCCTGATCGTATACGTACCGAAGTTGGCCCGGTTTCAGGTCTGCAATAACGACATCGACTTCTGCGGTTTCGCCCGTTTTATGGCTCAGCACGTTCAGCCCGTTTTCCTCGAGCTTTCCCTGTACGGTGTCTTTGGTATATCGGATTACGGCCTGAGACATGGGCGAACCCATTCTCACGTCGCCCCAATAAACTTGGACGGGACCAACAGGAATTGTGTCAGCTACATTTGTGCTCATAGAAGCGATCTCCTGTAATGGATTTGAAACTGCACTGTTTTTCCAAATGCATTCAAATCATCGTCAATTATATCTTGAGGCTCGTCGTTTAAAACGGCCACCCAACCTACGGTCGTCGATGGATTCTGATGGAGCAGTTTGATAATGCGCGTGCATATATCTTCGTATGCTCCATCCTTTGACCATATTGCAAACCGCAGCATGACAACGGAAACCAGAAGCCCTCGATCATGCTCCTTGTTGTTTGTCCCCGGTGCCAGTGTGAAAACTACCTCAGGCAAAGTCGGCCTAACAGGTGGCTTAATATAAAACGTGCGAAAGGGATATTCTTCTGGCCTTCCGATCAAACGCAAGTACTCGCTGTCTGTCGTCAGGATATTAAAAATGTCCTCTTTTACTGTACTCATACCGGCCTGTTCAGCGCTCGATGAATAGCGACTGCCATTGTCATGAACCCTGCCTCTTTAGTTTCTTTTATCGCCGGCTCAAAAAATGGATACGCACGAGAGTTCGGCCCGCCGATCTCTACCTTGATTGCATAATCCACGTCCGGCCCGCCCGCTCGGACTTCACCACTAATCTTCGTCACTGACGCCTTTACTTCTCCCGGCCTCATGCTGCCTACCAGTTCCCCAGTATGCTGATAAAAGCGCGGGTCAGAATGTGCCGCGGCCTCAGACGGGCTTATCGACCCCGCCCACGTGTGATTCGCTTTCGCGTGCGTCACTACGAGGTTTTGCCACATTTCCATTCCGGTTATCGTGTCCTTCGTCACGAACGTTTGTACTTTTTGAAGGTTTGCGATTAGTGTTTTTTCGCCCTGCAAGTTTTTCAAGCTCCTCTATCGACCAAAAACGGTGGAGGTAAGTTAGACCCTTACGCCCAGCCGCTTTCGCTGCATCGATATGGTATTCGGTCAACCGTCCTGGTAAACTCATTGTCGTCTATTCTCCACAAGTTTTGCTACCACCCGACGATGGTCTTCGTAAGGATTGATTTGGAGCACATGGTAATAATCCTGATCGGATACGTCTGCCCAATCGGTAACGCTGCCTTCTAAAATAAAATCTCCGACAGCGATACTCGACGTGTAGGGGAAGTAGCACCGATGAGTCTGCTCCGCGATCTCTCCCTTTGTTTCTTTCTTGAACCCGCCCGCAGTTGTATTCACTGCGAACAACTGGATAAGCGCCGTTTCAATAAACGTTGACGACCGGAACGGATAAACCGTCCGGAATTGATCGTACTGCGCAACAGGGCGAAACACCGATACTGATGTCTCGCCACTATCTTGCAAAATAGCCAACGTGTCTGCTCGTCGCAACGCTTCAATATCGCTCACACGATATCCCCTATGTATTCGGAATTGTCTTCGCCGAACTCAGTTATGTCCAGCGCGTATTCCTCGATAACCTCGGACGGGCTTTTCTCTAACAGGTCTTGATAAACCTTTCGCGTCTCCCGCAATTCAGAAAGGATTTGAGATTTCTGTACCGTCTTATCACCAATTTTATAGCTTGCTATCCCTGAGGGACTGGCGATGATGGTAGCTATCTGCGTGTCTATCTGTGCGATTATCGAAGCGGGAGTTGCCATTTATCAAACACCGCCTGTTGATCTTACGACGTACCGGTTTGTTACCGCGCCGCATCCCTGGAACAAACGAACCTTATAGGCAAATGCCACGTCGTTGTTGAACTCTTGCTCACTCCCGGGTTTCGCCATCATGGTCTGCAACGGCCAAACTACAGTTTTCACAAACTGCTTTCTGAAGTCGCCCAACAGCCAGTAAGTCGTAGACAATAGCTGATCGATATACGGCGTAGACAATGGCGAGATTCTGCCGCTGTAAATGTTCGCAGTCCCTGCGGGTGCAGTTTTCACAATCGACTGACCGCTGCGCACTATTGCGTGCGCTGAGTTCTCCAACGAAACTCCGGTAAGGAGCACGTTAGGCGACACGATAATGGGATCGCCCATTTCATCTTGTGCCTGTGAGAACAATTGCATGGCAGAGTCAAGGTCAGTTTCGTCCGCCAGTGCGTCGGTAATCACGTTGTCGTAGGTGCCGGAAGAAAAAGGATCGTTCGACGTGTCACTATACAACGTGGTCGCCGTCCCTTGAGGTCTCCATGCCGCGCGCGTTCCGGTATTCACCAAGCCGAGCACGGCGTCAAAGACTATGCGCTCATTCTTGGCTTTCGCAGCTTCGCCCAACCGCTGTGCACGCACAGTGATTTGGTTGGTCTGGTCAAATTTGATCATCTCCTCTGTGATGCGGATGATCCGACCCCACTTGATATTTTTAATCCGGTGGTACTTTTCCCCGACAGCACCTTCCTGGTAGGGCATGCCCTCTGCAATTTCTTGCAGCGCATAATCCTCAGTGAAGCCGACGATAGTTTCCTCACGATGAGAAGAAGGCATTACGCGCACGAGTTGATCGGCTACGCCGTACTCTTTGTCGTATGCTTCCTGCACCATCGAGTTGATTACTGTACCTGTTATGATCGGAAAGGCACTCGATTCCTGTGCCTCCATGATGTCCTCATCCGCGCCGATAACCTGATCCTCTACAATTCTATCTTTGGCCAAATTGGGGCGCCCCATGGAATCCCAAAGTGTGTGGAGATTGATTTGCTCGGTAATCACGTCACCCTTGTTGATGGCGTTAATCATGAAACGGGTGAATTTCTTTTCCCCGTATTTACGGTAAAGGTTCCGCATTGAATCTCTGTTCATATTCTTTTACCCCTTAGCTTGCTGAGATCTGACGGCCCATTCTGCCCTGACCGAATGCGACAAGAACAGTGGTCCCAGTTGAGTCCATGTCTTCCACACATACAGCCACAACATTTGTGCCGGTAGTAAGAGGGTTGGTCACGGAATATTCTACCAGCGTTTGCGCTGCGCCTATCACGAATGCGTCGCCTACATAATGTAAGCCACTCGCGCAGGTCATTGCAAATACTGTGCCGTGTCCAATTTCGAGAATATGTAGTGGGGTGGCTGTCAAGTCGGTGGTGCGAGATTTCGTCAGCGAAACGCCGATCAAATCTATGGCATCACCGGAAGCGTCGACTGCCTGTACCTTGCCACTGGACGTATACTCCACCATGTCACCGAGTGCGATTGCGACGGTGCCGGTCTTTTTTACAAGCCGGTGTACCTGAGGACCATACCTGTAGCGATATTTATCTGCCACGTTGTTACTCCTTGAATAGTGCGGTTATTATTCCGCAGATTTACGAGTCGGGAGGGCTTCGGAAAACTCTTTCTCGGCGTCCGCGTCCGGCGTGTCGTCGCCGTCGTGCTTGGATTCGTCGAGATCGGTTTCAGTACCCATATGTTTCACGCCGCCTTTCTGTGATTCGACAAGCTTTTTCCTGTCATCGACTAAGACCTTCATACCATCTTTGTCGTCACACTTTCGCAGTGATTCTTTGAATGCATCGGTCACGTACTTCGCATCGAGCTTACTATCGGCAATCGATTCCGACACGAGTACCTCATGCTGTGCAGCTGCTTCCTTGACAGCGTTTTCGTCCACTGTCTTTTTGAGACCGGAGTTCTCAGTGGTGAGCTTGTCAATCTGCTCCTGCAGCTGCTTCGTGGTGTCCACTTTTGCCAAGTCGGCTTTTACCGCTTCGCTGATAGTGGCAATGAGATCGGGTCTGCTTTCGGTAAGCATGGTGAGAGTAATTTCTTTCGGGTCCATTTCGTCCTCCGTGGTGTCGTCGTCCACAACGTCTGTCATGGATTCAAATAGATTTTTAGTAGCAGCGGGGGAGGTAACCAAATCCACGGATGCCAGTTCCCTCACGTCCTCGACTACTTCCTCTTGAGAAGCCTTGTCGAACATGAGATCGCCGGTTGCGTGAATGCTGTTGCCAATTTTATCTGACATTTGCTCGACTAAAGGCTCAAGCCAAACGCCATGATGCTTGAGGTAATGGAGGTCGCCCCGCACGACTGCCGCCTCATCAAGCCGACCGCCGCTGTAGTAACCAAGTATATCCTTGATTGAGCGAACGCCGTCACGGTCCTTGACTTCGCTTTTGGTCGGATGATCGATATATGATTTCGCACTGTTAAGCATACGCGCGACAGCTTCCAGTGCTCGTGTTGAGTATCGTCTCTGCTTGCTGCCGCCCAACATTGTGTTCTTGGATAGGGGGCGTAACACCGCGACGTTTTTGACAATACAGTTTTCTTTGTCGAGTTCTGCCCCGGCAAATTGTGTACCGACGGAGCTTTCCTCGAGATTGATATTCGGTCGGTTCATCACTTGCTCCTTGTACTGCCCAATCTTGTATTTTTTGAGCAGCTTCTTAATCTTGGAACGGATTTGTGCCGGGATGGTTTTGTTCTTCCCGCTTGCTGCGCCAATCATTGCAAGTTGTATCGCACGCAACGCACCTAAGTTCACGGCACCAGCTTGCTTGAACATTTTCGTATCAGGATCAATGCCGCCTGTCCCTTCCCGATAAGGAAGGTACCACGTAGTAGGATCGTCAGAATCTTCTACCCATAAATACGCTTGGCGCGGCAAATGCTCACGGTCGATCATCGACCACGGCGAGTCGGACGTTTCTTCGGAAAGGAGCTTACCTACTTCCGATTCCAGCCAGACAGCATATTGAGTATTCCGCTGCATGTTGCGATCCGAGGTGTCTACTGTGTGTGCTTTTTTTCGGACGGATTCCAAGATCAAAGGATCTACGGTGTCCGAGATACGAAATGTTTCAGTCCGATCCATAGATCGACTTTACCAGCTTTTTACAAGATGACCATTTTCTTTAATGGTTATCCGGCCACCATAACGGATAGGACGATGAGTTTTCTCGTCTTCCTCAAGCGCACCGTACTCTTTCACAAGATACTTTTGTGCGACTTTGTAGAACTTCACTACCTCGGCTTTTCTGTTCTCGCGCGCTTTCAACAATGCCTTGTTCAAGGTTTGTCTGCGCTCTTTCTTCTCGTCAACTCCGATGAGCAATTCGTCCAGCTGTTGCATCTTCGCCTGTACGGCTTCAATGCCCGCCTGACTCTTCCCATACCTATTTGCCAAGTCTGCCCCTATTTCTGGCAGCGTCGTTCCTCCGTCGAGTGATAGACGTCGTTCAATTGCATCAATTTGCGCCTGAACTAATCCAGCACCGCTCTTTTCTACTGCTGTGCTTTCTTCTGACATGCTGATATTCTCCTTGAAAATAAAGCTTACGCCTCAGTATCGTTCAATGTCAAGGCGACCACCCGGGCATCAACTCTGGTTTTGCAATCAATCCCGTATAACAAAGGCACTGCGGGTGCGGTGTGATCGGCACACTGTCGGCAGGATATACGCCTTCACCCAATCCAAACATATCCGTTTCCGCAATGTCGTCGCACTCGTCACAGCAATGGTGAGCCGGTACCAAATACCATTTGACGCCTTGCACCCAACTACGTTCTTGCGCATATTCCGCAGTCGCCATTCTGTACGCGCCGTTCACTTCCGTGCGCAACATGCGCTGAACGTTTTTCTGTGCCGATCGATATACGCCACGCCCAGGAGGATTCTCTTGGAAAAACGTTCTCCATTTCGTTGTTCGCATATCAACATCGGGTGATATTAAAAACCGTTTCGCACCAGCTGCTATTTTGTTCGACGAGTCGTCCCGCAAATATGAGTTGACAACAAACCGCTTCATCCTGTCTAAGGTTGCGCGCTGCATGTTCCACACTCGGTCCGACAACTCGATTCCGTCAGGCCCCGTCAATAGTGCTTTCACTGCGCGGTGATGCAATCGGCCAAAAGAAATCGGCGTCAGTGCAGTGCGGTACTGCCCCGGCAACATGCCCTTGAATACCTGAGCTTGGAATACTGTACTCCTTAAAGAAGCGTCAAACGCATCACCTACTGTGCGCTCTAACGTGCGAGTAACATCGCGCGACAGTTGGGCCATTTGCGCCTCTATATCTCGCATCAGACGCGTGAGCTTTCCCGTCTCGTCGCCATGCATGAGGATACTGTTAGCTATACGCCCCGCTCCCCTTTTGTAACGAGTGTACAGATGCATGTCCGTTACATTCTGCATCCTGCGTAATCGTTGCCGACCCTGCCAGGAACGGTGCGCGACTTCTTTGCGGATTTGTTCTGCTGTGCGTATTTCAAACTCGACGAGATCGATTGTACTCACGATTTCGTTTTGCCTTTATCCTCTACCGCGGTACCGTCGGTCTCGTCGTCAATTACATCCTGATCGTCCTCGGCAGTATCCAACCCCAACTCGTTTTCCGCTTCCAGTTCTTTCCGTAGCAATTCCTGTTCCTCTTCGTAGTCATAGTCCAGCCGAGACGTCGCGGTCCGAGACGACACCCACCCTTGGTTGTGTTGTATAACCAACGCTTCCGTTTCTGCCTTAATATCCCTATGCACTATCTCCGGAAAAATAATCGTGCAGTCACTTGATAACGCATGTGAGACAGGTACTTCGGTCTCGATGGTTTCGCCCGTAGTAGGATCTATGCCTTGAATTATTTCTACGTCGAATATGTATTCAGGTAGCCGCCCCGCTTGTATTCCTGTTTCGATGAGCTTGGCGTAAATTGCTTTGAACGCTGTTTCAAAAAAGTCCTGCCAGTCTTCAAACTCCATCGTGCCTGGGGCTTCCGCAATCAGCGTGGACGCGTAATTAGCGTTGGAGGCGTCGGACGTTACCATAAACTCCGGCATACCAACACCGGCGGCAACAGTAAGGAGCAGGGAGCGCCCGTCTTGCTGTGCGTCGGAGGCCTGTAGGTTCGGTGTCTTAAACTCGTAGTCAACGCCTTGATTTGCAATGTACGCGCTCACGCCTTTCGGCACTTTTTGTATCGCCGTGTCGTTGGCTGCTTTCTTTCGCGTGGTGTGCGTGTTGGCCGCAACGGCTTGAACATCAGCTGCGCCACCAGTGATCTTCTTCACCATTGCAACAGTTGTCCGAATAATGTTGAGCTTCATCCGCTGATCGAGCCAGCGCGCGTAATAGGCCAAGTGCTTGGATACAGTTTCCAAATACGACCGACCCCGCTTCACGTCACTGTCGACGAGTATCTTTATGTGCAGCACTTCTTCGGCAGGAATGCGTTCTTCCTTGTACCAATATGCCAACACGTCCTCGATGTCGTCCCTGCTTGTCTCGATCCCCTTGGATGCGTTGCCTATTGTTTTGCGGGCGTTTTTAGAATCCGGCTTTTGTATTGCTTCTGGCTGCAGAAACCTCAGTATCAGGATACCGTCTTTCACGAAGTAGCGAACAAAGCATTCACCGTCGCGCATTGCGCGCAGTACGATTTCCTTTTTCCTCAACTCCATTTTGTTCGCTTTCCAAAACGTATCCAGCAATTCTTGCACTTCCGGCAATTCCTCATCCGGCACAATAGTGAAGCCGCGGCCAACAGTGTACTTCTGTACGAGTCGTAGAATATTTTTCCCGTGCGGGTTCTTGTAGAAAAACTGCCGCGCTTGCTCCCTCATAGTCTGCTGGTCTTGATCCGACAGTGCCTTGCCTAATCCGTTCGGGTCAATAAGCGACCACTGACTTTCGTCACTGTCGCCCAACGCCGGATCTATTGCCGCTTCCAATAAGGACTTTGTCTTTCCTAACTGGATGATCTGGATTTGCTTTTCTATGCGCCGCGCTTTTATTCCTTCAAACATCGCTCACGTCTCCCCTCTTTACTGCAACGCGCAACAGAAGGTTGATTTGTTCCACGTTAGGCTCGGAACCGTCTTCCAAGTATCGCACTCGTTCGCCCATGTATGCGTTTACAGCGTCTCTATCCAACTTCCACGTATTATCCGAAGAAGTCAAAAGGAACATTTTAAGGAACGGGAGCCGATGCAGGACGTCGACCATCAACTCCCATTCAACGACATTCGCACCTACCGGCTCGTACTGCGCGTGGAAATCTTCTGTTGTCAAAAACAGATCGCCGACCATGTAGCCGCTGTCTACTTCTTTTGCGTCAACCGGAAGGGCGTGTTTTAATCGGTATGTCATGGAAAATAACTCCTGTTAAGTACACCGCTTCGCTAAGGGTGTGATTTGCTTCAAGTGTTTTAATGAGTGATTCCCGTACTGCGTTGTTGGCAATTCGGATTGCGTCAGCTTCGCACGTCGGGCTTCCTCCTTTCTTCATGCACTGCGCAAGCGCGTGGTTAGCAATTGAAACCCATTGCTGTTTTCGTGCTGGCATTAATCTTGTGTTGTATTTGGAAACGTCGGCTACAGTCCAAGGCATTACGATCTCCTTGATATACGCAACTCGAAACATAGAAACTCAAACCGGAGGATGAGTCGACCCTTTGCCCAATGACTATAACTTATTCCAATGCCGAGTACCAGCGTGTCTGTTCTCCACACGTGCGCAGTCCATTTCATTTAGGCACCACTAATTTGTTAGGATGTTTGAAATATGTTTCGTTGAACAGGCGGCGATCAAGATGCTGCTTTTTATTCAACGCCAATCCTTCGCCTCCCCACTTGTCGACCATTTGCGCAAACGCTGCAAGATTTTGCGACAGTCGCACTCCCTTGTTCACGTTCCCCATTAGCACGCTATCCGCATCCGCTGTGCCTAACACTATATTCCGCAGCTTATACGCACCGAACCCGTTGACCGTTAAGTTTAGAGCAAACTCATAATCTTCTGCCATTGTAAACGACTCATCGAAATACAATCCTACTTTTCTGCGCAAAAAGAACAGAGCAGTACGTGCTTCCGAATACCGTTTGAACACAAGATTTTCCCGGTACTGTTGCGCGTTGTCTGTGTATTCTTTTGTGAATGGTTCCTGCCGGGGATCAATCGGATAGAACGCATCAACGTCCTTCATGCGGCTTGAACACTTTTGCAACAGATTAAATACCGACTGTCCGTCCATGTGGTCACGCAAGTAGGAGTCGTCATCGAGGAACAGGCCCCAGTCGTCTTCCCCCGCATAAAAAGTCTGCAGCAATACATTCCGCGCAGGCCCCGGCAGCAAAATCTTATGGCCGAGCGGGGTGTGATGATATACGATCCGTTTGTCCTTTACATAGTCGAGTGCCGTATATCCTTGCGCTAAAACGTGGATCACGGATTGCTTAGGGAGATACTTTAACAACCACGAAAGCTGCTTGCCGTGCCACTTGAACCGCTTGGCGCGTATTTCCAACGTGCTTCCCGGGTACGAAATAATGTACGCAGACAGGTTCATCCGTGGTTCCTCATCCTCCGATCACGTGCCAATTCGTTTGCCCTTTGTAGTTTCCCTGTGACAAAAGACCCTTTGCAGTCAGGGCAATACAAAAGTGAAATGATGTACTGGTATCCGTTTTCCATTTCCACTTTCAGTTTGTATTGCATCTCCGCATGGCATTGAGGGCAATGGTCTGGTTCCATTTTGTATAGATCTCCTGATGGGTGAAAAGGCCAATTTGTATGTCTAAGGAATTGCGCCGTTTGTTGTTGCTGGTACGCGCGCTTTATTTCTTCGAAGTTCTTCGGATCTGGTCCGGCAATTTTCTTAGACACGGTTAGTATATTCGTCGTGCACTGCGACGAGTTCTTTCACGTCGGTGTGCTCCGATATGACAAGCGGCACGCCCCTTTTGTCTCTCACCCACATGAGGAAATGCGGTACGCTTTCTTCCGTGCGTTTGTTGCGAACTTTTGACAACGCTAATGATTGTTTCAAGGTCTCTACTTTCAACAGCAAAGCGGCAACCAGCAAAGCGGCAACGCTATAACGCGCAGCTTCGTTCTCCTCTACCAGTTCCGCAACCTGACCCAGTGACGCTTTCTTTTCCGTTTGCAGTCTTTCAGTTGCTTCCTGAAACGATCGCGCTCTGTTTGCCACGTCGTCGTCGTCAGCCCTGCGGCCAGGACTGCGCTGCTCTTGCGGCCGCAGTGCGTCGCTTCCATCAGCCGGCGGCTGAACGTCGGAACCTTCGACCACTCCCGCTTGCCTTGCGGCCTCCACTGCCGTCGCTTCCATGATTGCTGGTTGCGCGGCCACTTCCGCTGATTCGATAATTGCGCCTTCTTCGCCTTTGTTGTTCGTCTCGTCCATGTTCACATTCGTGTCTGCGTCACTCATGCCCTTGCTCTTGTTCTTTTATTTCAACACCCGTTACTCGGGTAGCCGATTCCTTTAGCTTGTCCGCGCACTCTTTACACACCACGTATTCGATAGGCTTCACGCCCATGCAGCGGCAGTCAGCAACCACACGTTCGCACTCCCTACACACTACTTTTTTGTGCATTATACTTCTCCCCTCTCATGACCTACTTTCAATAATGCGTTCACTAAGTCTACGTCGACGTAACACCCTCTCGTCAACCACTCGGCCCCTACATATCTGTTGACGTAATAGGATTCAAACATCGGCTGGATGCATGCGTCAAAATCATCTATGCCTCCCGCGAATAAAAACTGCCGAAGCCACGGCAACCGCTCAATGCTGCTTGCGATGTCCTCGCCTTTAGTCACTGTTGGCGCGCCGGTCACGTGCGACAAGTCCGGTATGTGCATCTCTGCCATTCAAATATCCCCCCGCTCATATGCGACCATGAGCACTTTGTTGACGATGTTCGGGTCTGCAAATCTTCCGCTTGCTTTCACGAACTTATATCCAAGGTAAATGTTTATTGTATCACCACAAAATAATGGATTTACAAACCTATCAAAATCATCTGCGCTTTCGCCTCCTATTAGGAATCTCTCGAGGAACGGTATCGCGGTAACGGCGTCCGCAACCGGCGTGTTCAACATCACTTGCGGCACGCTTGGGTAAATATGTTTCCGGCCTTGCTCGTCTATAAATGTTTCGCTCATATCTCAACTCCTTCGTTGACTTCTTCTTCTGTGTAAAATATCTCAGCTGCTTCATCTACGGGAAAGTCGAACACCGTATACACAAACGAATCGCCCTTGTCCGGCGACCGCTGCAAACGTTTCTTGTATTCCTCTTTCCGTTCGACAAGTATCTTGCCACTGGAATGCGTTTTGTATTTGATACCGGCAAGGTCGCCGATCAATTCGTCGTCGTCAGGAATGCTAAGAATCCCGCCCTCTTTGTACTGTCGGAAGAACAGATTCCGCGCATAGAACCACAGCTGCGCGCGCAAGTTATAAAACTCCATCTCATCTGTTTCGTAAGCCTTTGCAGCACTGTTGATTCCGACAGTCGGTTGCCCGAGTTCTACCAGCCGGTCGAACACTCCCGCCCCAACACCGATCATGTCTACTTGTACTGGCGTATCCTTGCCCGCTATCGTGCGTGCTTTCCCTACCGTTTCCATTGTACCCACTTTGCCCCACGTATCCTGACGGGGCACTATGCCGTTCTCGTACTTAGTCATCACGCATTGGTCGTCACCCATACGTGCAACGTCCAGCCCATAACGCTTTTCCACTTCCGGCCGGAACACGTCGGGCGCGTTTATTGCACTCTCTATCCACGCCAAAGGAATTACGTTGTCAACGCCGGTCGTGCTGAACATGCCCCACACTTTCGTTTCTACCATGTCGGGATTCGATTCGCCCCAGTCGTCAATGCGATCAAGCATCCACGCCTCAGTCGTTACCTGTATTTTTGCCTCAAGTTCCTCGGGCCACTCCTTACCCGTTTCCGGCTTGCCGTGTTTCATCAGTAGTTTATTCTGGTGGATTGCGTATTGAGGAAACTTGCTCGGATCTACAAAGGGCGAGTCCATTGCGCTGAACCGGAAGCACTTCCATCCTTTCCGGCGCCCCTCGTGATGCAGTCGGTACGGGCTTTGCTGATCGGCTCCGTCAGTCGTACTGATCTCAAGTATTTTAGCAAAGCCACCAGTGAGCGATCCCTCGATGGAATCGTATACCCATTGCGGGATCCCCTTTGCCTCATCGACAATCCACAAAATGTACGGAGCGTGAAAGCCTTCCAGGTTCGGCGCGCGGTCAGTACTGAATCCGATCATGTACCAGTCCGGTTCTACCTTTACGTCCATAGTCAGGCAGCGTCCATATAAATCTTTGTTCTTGCTGTACAGTGCACGAATCTCTTTCCAGAGCAGTGCTTCGACAAGTCGGTTGGTAGGTGCCGTGCTAACGACAATGCTGCGCGGGAAAGCGTTTAGGAAGGTAACGGCTATAGCGGCAGCTGTCATGGTTTTGCCGATACCGTGGCACGCGCGCACAGACGTTCTCTGATTATCCCAAACAGATTGTATCACCATGCGCATTCCCGACCACGTTAAGACGCCCAGCTTGTTTTCAATCCACTGAATCGGATTTTTCAACGGCTGAATGAGTTCCGTTTCCGTTACCATTCTTCATCATCTCCTGCAATTCTTTGTTCACTACTTCCTGCCACTTATCGATTGCAGCTACAGATAATCCGCTTGCGCCAACTTCAACTTCGCCCTCGTGCTGTTGCACGTGCGCATCACGCCATTCTGTACTGCGCCGGTTCTTTAACCAGAATATCTGCGCTGTTGTATTGCCGGGAACGTGCTTCACTACAGTTTTGACCGGGATCATTTCCGTAACCACGTGCATAGCATCGCCTTCGCCGACAGTATGCTCCACGCGCTCAAAGGTTACTTCCCTATACTCATAGCCTTCTGCGCGTTTGAGCAGTGCTGCTTCTACGCGGTCGTTGACCGGAGCGCAGCCGTCCTGCCACTTCTCATAGAGTTCAGGGTATTTTGCTTTCCACCGTGAGAATGTCGGATGCGAAATGCCGAGTGACTTTGCGATCTCGGTTTCTGTTAAACCTTTAGTGGCTAAATCGCGGACTTTGTTCGGCGTCTTAGCGGGATCATATTTGGTCTTCCTGCCTGCCATTTGTTATTCCTAAATGCCGCGGCCAGTTTCGCGGCAATAGTCTATTTCGTTTCGGCTACGAACTCAGCGTTGACATGCTTCCTCGTGAGAAACAAGAACACCGGAGTGTCGAGAGCAGCAATAGCCAGCTTGACCAAGTACTGCGATAAAATCATCCAGAGAATATTAGGAACGTTGCCGACGAATGCCAGCGTAATGAACAGGGCCGTGTCGAATAGCTGTGATGTCATGGTCGATAAATTATTCCTCAACCATTTCTTTTTACCACCTGTACGCTTTCCGATCTTATGGAAAAACCACACGTCCCATGACTGCGACACGTAATACGCAAACATAGACGCCATGACTATTCGGATATTGTTGCCGAGTAGAATGTCGTATGCGTTGGATACTTCCGTGGCGAAGGGTGCAGCGGGAATGATCTTTGCAATCAAAATCATAAGCGCGGCAACCACTGTGCAAATGAATCCGGTTAGAACCAAATGTCCTGCTTCCTTCTTTCCGTACAATTCGCTCATGAGATCAGTCATAAGAAAAGTGATGGCGTAAAAAAGAAACGCGCCGGGAAGTATAAGCCCAAAGACTTGTACCACTTTCCCCGCCACGACATTGGAAACTATTAACGCCGTAATGAATATCGATACGATAAACATTTTTTTCAGTTTCATATGTGAAAACTCCTTATTGCGCAGAACTGGCACTGCGTCACAAAACTACTATACAAGATACAGGCGGGTGAGAGAAAGTCGTAGCCTTTACCTCAACGCATAGGCCCGACGGTTCGCATGCGAGTTTAACCATTTCCATAACAGCTTGGCAAAAAGTCTCGATGATCCACTGCTCACTGTCGGCAAGCTCGACCAACTCCTTGTGTAGATCCGTATAGTCCGGCACGCGGGAGACCGGACGCATTTTGATAATCAGCTTCATTTTAAACGGCTGCTGCCCTACACTGCAAAACGCCATGAGCTTGTCCTCATATGTGATTTCGTTAATCGGGAAAAGTATCGGTATCGTTTTCATTATTCGTCTCCTATGTTGTATTGCGCTTGTCTCATCCCTTCGCTCAGCACAGGGTCAAAGCCGTTCTTTTTCAAGAACTTGTTTCCTACTTCGGGATCGGTAGCAACTATCACAATCTTGTACGTGCCGCGCTTTGCCTCAAACGTCACGATCTCATTGCTCTGCCAATCGTATGCGAGAAGGGCTTGCATATCCTTTAGCTGCTCCTCGGTGTACGGCATTGTCTCCGCGAGTTCTTCTAACGGGAATTGTTTCATTATGCCTTCGACCAGTTGCGCCAGCTTTATATGGTCAGATTCAAAGCGTGTTTCGTTTGTCTCGATTGCAAGCCGCTCTGCTGCGCGTTGCGTAATCTTCCCCACGTTGTAACACATTGCGGTATCCATTTTGAGATTCCGGAATGCATCCAGCCGGTGATTCCCGTTCACTACCTCATACTTGCCGCGCGCCATTTCGCGGACAATGATATTCTCCACTTGTCCGTTGCGCTTGATATTACGTTGCAGCACTGCCGTAAGGCGTTCGTCGTCCTGCTTGTAATTCCATTTCGCTTTCACCAGTTCTTTTACTTTGACATTAAGCCAAGCAGATTGCGCCATTTTCCCCATCCTCCAATACTTCGCACGATGTAAGACTAAATAATTCTACCAGCTGCCGCGCCATTGTCTCGCAGCTTGCATCCGACGCGAACGCTGTCATGCACGTGCAATGCGCTACCATCCCGCTTTTGAAGTCCTGGATTTCTACTTCCCTGCTCTCGCGCTCCACTTGTTTGCACGCGCGCACATGGAACTCGTGTCGGTGCCGGTTGCGTAGGTAGCTATACCGTTCCGGTGCTTCCGGCCAATTATGAAACGCAACGAATCTAAACTTGACTACAACAAACATTTCCATTTCTGTGTTCATATCAACTCCACTATGTTGCTCACGTCCGGCGTATATTTTTTCGTCACCGGCATTACTTCTTTGTTCAAGTACGAGTGTATCAGCTGCACTGCTTCGTCCAGGTCGTTGTATAGCGTAAACGACAGTGTCTCGGGATAGCTCAATCGATTCGGTGCCACCGCATAACAGCCGGCGTTCACTCCCTCTTGCATTGCGATACCAAACGTTTCCTGCAACGCAGAGGAAAAGACAACGCGCGAGGTTTTCAACAGGTCGTAATACTGTGCCTTTGATGTGCACACGTTTTTTGTCGTTACGAAATTGGCAGTGTCGTCAGGGAACCTGCAGACGTACTTCTGTCTCACTAAATCAAAGATTTCTGGTTGCTTTTCTGGTGCCAGCCGGTGAGGGAAGACAACAGTGCGCGGCCGCATATTGTACGGCGGTAATTCGTTACTGTCGAACGTCACGCAAGGGAAATCCACAACAGTAATATTCATCCTGACGGTGTCTAATCCCAATGCTTTCCCTATTAGCAATTTGTGGAAAACAGTTGCGACAAAGACTTCATCCATCGCCATTAGCCATCCCGCTTCAAAAGACCGCGCCCAGTCCATGCACCCTTGCGCGGTAAGGTGGTCGTGGGGATCCCACGTACCAGCATGCATTATGCCTTTCACTACAATGTCGATCCCGGCAACGTCCCGCAAGTAAAACAGCATTTCCATTCCCGGGAACCATGCGTCCATAAAAAACACGGTCCACTTCACGTCGGGTTCTGCTTTTATCCACCGCATGATATCCGACAGCTGTTGCGATTTGAACACGTTGGTTTCTATCGCATCCAAGAACTCGCCTGTGTGAATCTCGTATGCGTGTTCCATTACTTCGCGTCCGGCAATTAAGAAATTGGTAAACGTTTCGTCCAGTGCTGCCAGGAACCATACATACCACTGCGCGCTATATCGTTCCTCTATCGGTTCAATCGGTACGAATATCAGTCTTTCCATTTTATTCCTCTCGCTTCCCATAGTTTTGTTAGATACGTTTCCATTTTCAAGTACTCCTGAATCTGATCCTCCCCCTTTTTATTTTCGATTTTATTTCCTTTCACAGCCCGTCGCATATGGTCAGGTAGTTTCCAGCGCAGCGAGCTTGCCAATTCCTGTTCGGGTGTCATCGTGGGAGCCACAGCACACGTGATGCTCGTGCCCGTCCACCGGAACACGCGCCCGAATCTATACGATAGTGTCCAGCTGGAACTATCCACAGAGTAAAACGGCAAATCGTGTAACATCTTCACGCGCGTGAATGCGAAGCCGTGCACTTTGCACTTCCGCTCGTATGCATACTTAATAAGCTTGCGATACGGGAGCGGTGCACAGTTCATGCGCAGCCCTTCCAGTGCTACATACTGCGCGGGTGAGGTGTTTACCATGTGCTGGTACTGTTTCCACGTGTCGCCAGTGTGATAAACAAGAATGCATTTATCCATTAGCCCTGACGATCTTAGCCGCGCGCGCCATTTCCGGAACACGTCTTTAGGTACCAACTCCTGCAAATCCAGTTCGACAAAATAGTCGTAGTAGTCATACCATTCTCTCAGCCACAGAATGTATTCGTTGAAATATGTTTCGGGGTCAGGTGCTTCTCCCTCTTTGTCTTGATACGTCGCAACGCCTGTGAGTCCGTAGAATCCAAAGAAGCTGTGCGCCCCACTGTCAATTGTGATTGTCCCTTTGTGTTTTATCTCTTTGAGGTGTCGCAACGCTTGCTCGGTTATTTTGCGGTAATGATACGTAAGGAACAGGTCGAGCGTTGCCGGTATATCAAGCCTATAGTTGCGGTACTGCTTTTCGTAAGTGGCGAAGAACAGTTTCACAGGCTTTGGTGCCTTATAATTATCATTTCAACGATACACGATCAGGCGTTATTGCCGCGTAGGCTTCATATATCTGCTCGTACGTTTCCGGCATTCCCCCGCAATGGTTGCAGATCAATTCGGCCATTGCCATTTCCAAGGGCCAGTCAATGCTTGTCTTAATTGGCGTGGTCAGATACGACAGCAAGTCTTCAACGTCGACGAACACTGGAGGATACGGGTTTGGGATTCCCCGTACTGTAGATATTACCCATCCGCATTCCGCATAATCGCGTTTGTCTTCCGCGCTTGCGTTGTTATAAGTGTTCGCTACCCACTGCCAATGCTCCGCGCGCAGCGTCGACGATGCCATGTTGCCGCCCACAGGACAGGCAGGAGGTTTTATTGCCATGGCTACGGTATCAGGATGCGCCCTCGCCGCGCTCACAATGCGCTGCCCTACCCTTACGTCAAAGAAAGGAGAGTCGCCGCTCAGCGGTAGCATGTGAGTACAGTTTGCAAATCGATAGGTGTGCAGCATCCGTTCGTGGACGAGCAGAGGGTGTCCTCTGTAAACCATTGCTCCGTGCTCGTGTCCTATCACCGCAGTGATGTCGTCGGCAGGGAGCCAAGTCGTCGCGAGTACTACTTCATCAACGCCACACCGTTTTGCTTTGTCGATTATATGCCCGAGCATTGTCTTGCCGCCAAACTTCACTGCTATTTTGCCGGGGTACCTGATACTGTCGAACCGTGCGGGAATCGCTGCGCTTACTCTCATTTTGATTTCTGTCTCCTTTGCCTGTATTTCCAACTGAACAGATAGTACTTGATGCGGCTATGCTTCCCTATGTATCCGCACTTCGCAATGCGCCACAACGCCAGTGCCAAATATGCCATTGCTTCGGTCGCAGTGGGTTTCATCAGGTTATGAACAACGTTTATTCCTATTCCGTCAAACTGTATAATCGAGAGGACAGGGCAGGCTTTCGCATGCACACGTTCATCGAATGCGCCTTCCATTGCGAGGTACTTGTGGAAATAGTTTGTTATTCGTGCGTACCGATATTGCGGATCGTTATGGTACCGGTTCCGTTCTGCATCGTTGTCCGAGTACTCCGAGTCCATGCGCTTATCAAGTGCGACGACAAAATCATGCACGACTTTCTTTCCGTCCAACGTTCCCTGCTCCCTGCCTTCCCGTACTCGCGTCTCGTGATACCATGCTTCGTCTACTGCGCACGCACTCAACTCCGCTGCAATTTTTTTATTCTTATTCATCCATTATCCCCCGTAACCTTTCAATATTGTTTTTTAACGTTGCCACTTCCTTATCGAGAAAAGCCAGCCGCTCCATCCCTGCGCGTTCGCTTTCCGACAGTGCATCCAGTAATTCACGAAACTGCCGCTGCACGCGCTCACACCGGACCGCTACCGCCGTATCGCGTTCGTGCAAACAGAACATCATCATTTCGTGTATTTCATTTCCAAGCCCTCGTGTTGTCTCAAGTACCGTCATTCCTTTAACCCTCCACTCCAAAGACCTTTGACTAAAAATCTGTGTCCTACAGTAAATACAACTACCATCGGCAGGAGCATGAAAGTACTCCCGGCAAGCGTCAATCCGTAATTGTTTTCAAACCATTCGCGCATTTTGTTTTGTGCATCGTCGTAGATGATTTGTTGTATCCCGAGCGGCAGCGTGAACTTTTCTTCACTGAACAGTATGAACAACGGCCATTGGAAATTGTTCCACTGCCCCATGAATGTCATTATTACCATCGTGATTATTGCCGGTGAGGATAATGGCAGCACGATACGGAAGAACTTCGTGAGTTCTCCCGCGCCGTCGATCTCGGCAATGAGCAAATACTCATCCGGCAACTTGTCGACAAACTGTCTGTAGAAAAACAAGAACGTCATATTCAACATGCCGGGAAGTATTATCCCCCACGCCGTATCAATCAGGCCGAAGTTTTTAATCACAACGAACAGCGGTATCAACGTCGCCGTGCCGGGAATCATCAACGACGCCATAAGCGTCCAGAAGATTATTTCCTTTCCCGGTATCGGTTTTTTTGCAATGCCGTATCCTGCCATTGCCGTTATGAGCGCAACGATAACGCAGCTTGTAATCGCAATCACCGCACTGTTGCGCGTCCATCGTAATATCGGGTAATAAAACAACGATCTGAAATTCGCCAACGTATACTCAGTCGGAATAAGTTTGGGCGGCATCATGTTCAACCCTTGATCAGTGCGCACACTGCCAAGCACCATCCAAATCATCGGCATGAGAAGCAGCGCAGCGAATACGACAACGAGAATGTAGGCAATCATTTTCACGAAACGGTTTCCTTGCACGCCACGCACGTTTCCCCGTTCATCATGATTTGTCCCTTCCCATTGCTGCATCCATTTCTCCGTCCAGTTCGTGCCTAACATGCGCAGCTTCGCGGAGTTCGGGGTGCGCTTTTAGGTAGGTACTCTTTCTCTGTCTTTTGCCGTACCGCTCCCTTGCTTGATAGTTTTCAAGGTTCTCGGTAAAGATTCGTTCGGCCCAATCCATTAGCGTTCCCCCTCCGTCGAATGCGCTTTGAGGCATCCATACTTGTTCTCCGTTTTCTGTCTCGAGGAAAAACGCTCGCTCTGTTTCTCGAATGACTTTTAATTCTGTTTCATGATCGCCATTGTCCGATATCCCTATCATTTAAAAATCCTCCGTTGAATTAATGACAGTGTTAAGGTAACGACCAGCAAAAAGATCCCGATTGCCGCCGCGTATCCCCACCGTCCGAATATTATTGCGTTCTCGTACATTTGCAGCGCAAGCGTTGTCGTTCCGTGATTCGGCCCGCCCCCGGCCATCACATACGGATATACCCACGTCTGCAAATACGCAATCGTTCTGATAATCGTAATGAACATTATCATCGGTACCACTAACGGTATCGATACGAACCGGATCTCTTGCCATACTGTGCAGCCGTCTACCGTCGCTGCGTCATATAGTTCTTTGTCGATTGCCAGCAACCGTGCCATGTAAAATAGTATCGCCGCCCCGGCGCCGGAAAAGAGCAGCATGATTTCCACTGCCCATATTGCAGACGGGTTTTGCCCAAACCACGGTATCTGCTTTCCGATAATCCAGTTGAGTATTCCCTCTGTCGGATGAAATATCCATTTCCACACTGCTGCGATTATGACTCCCGCTGTTAGTTCGGGAAGGTAAAACGCAAACTGCACATAGTACCGGAAGCCCCTGCCGGTACTCACGGCAAGGATACTAACGAACAACGGCACCAGTGC